CGCCAGAAGGTCGTAAACCATCTGTGGAATGTCGGCCAGAAGGTCGCCCCAGACTTCATCGGTCAGTTCTCGAGAGCGCAACCCATGCTGAAACAACTCCGCGTCTGGGTCCCGCTTGTCCCAGACGTCGTACTCCCCGGCCATTCGGACAGCCAATGGCTCTGAAACTTGACGATTAACGTAGGCTTCTTTTCCGTAATTCTTGGCGCAATTTCCATCCCCCATCGCCTGCTGTGCTGTGAACCACTGCCACGCCAACCGGCACGCGGCCACGCCGTCAATGCGGTAGCCGGGAATCTCGGATGGATGCGTCTCGATGGAGGATTTGTGATGGTCAATCCAGACCACGCGGGCTTGCACGGGATGACTGATGAACCTGGTCGGTTCGCTCGTGGCCAGATTGAAACCAAACACCCTGTCCACCGGCAGGTCGAGGATGTAGATTTGACCGTCAGGAATCGGCAGCGGCTTGTCCTTGAAGTCCCAGCCGATGAACTCGGTATCTGGTGGGAGGAATTTCTTTGCGATCTGGTGACAGAACAGGCCGTCAAAATCGGCCGAGTGGTAGATGGCTGTGGTTTTCATAGTGGTTGTGGGTCTTGTTGAAAATCTCCCTTGCTAGGTTCGGCTGACTTTGGAACTCCAATGAGCGGCACTTCATAGCCGTCGCGCATGGCGGTTGCGTACTTCGCCTTAGCCTCGTCAATTCGAGCCTGCTTCCGGTAGTCCACTGCGGCCAATCCATCGGCCAGCTTCAGCAGCTCAGCCTTGCGAGCACCAGAGGTCTGCCGGCGGTAGCGGATGAAAATGCGCCAAAGCTGGGGCACTGCCTTCACGCCAATCTGACCAGACTTCAGGCAGCTCCAGAGGTGGGCGGCAAACCGCTTGTCCCAAGACGCCACCGGATAGGTGACGCAACTAAGCATGACAATCGCGTCAGCTTCGTCGGCAGTCAGTGGGCGTTTAGGTGAGGCAGGCATTACACAATCTCCGGGTCAAAGAATCCCAACGCGCCGCGGCACTTCACGATCGGGAGAGGGTAGGCATCCTCGAGTACGAATCCGAACGGGCCGACAAACCACGGGGACTTGGAGCGGAACACACACCGGGTAATTCTGGCGATGCCGACGATCCCCCCAAGGGGCAGCTTCTCCATTTCTGGAATTTGAACTGCGAGCGCTGGGTTGAACTTCTTCACGAAGGCGATGGCATCCTTGTATTCCTGCTCGGTCAGACCTTTCGAGGCATGGATCTGGAAGTTGCCGGTGAACGGATGTTTCCACGTCCGGTTCTCGATGTCCTTGTGGCCATTGGCGATCAGCCAGGCCCACGGTTGGCGGATGGAGAGGGCTTTCATTTCCGGTCGTTCAAAGCCGAATGGAGAAGGGCTGACTGCTGTTCCACCATCAACCCAATGATGCTTCTGACTGCGCGCGATGCCTCGTCGCACACCTTCGCTACCTGTTCGCTTCTGGCTTTGGAATCCATAGCCTGCGCCGCAACCGATTTGGACCGCTCCTCGTTGAGCAACATGCGGATGGCTTCCTCTTGGTGAACGGCATGGTCACGGGCCGCGCGCAAAATCTCGACATGCTTGTTGGCAGCTTCCAGAGTGGATCTGAGCTGGGCAACGACCTGCTCCAAGTCGGCAATTCGCTTCGCCTGCCAGTCGTTGGACTCAGTCAGCTTCTCGACCATCTTGCGGCTCGCGGCCAGACCGTAGGTTTGGTGTTCGAGTTCAATGATTCGGGCATAGACCGGCTTCAGCAACGACTCGATGACCCGCTCGTTGTTGCATTTGCCGTCGAGCTTCATTCCGTGGATACGATCGGCAATGTCAGCAGCTAGGTTGTGGATGGTTGGGTGCATGGGTATTTGATTTCAATTTCCGTAGCTTCGTCAGAATACGTGTCAGCCTTGAACTGGATGACTTCGAGATGGATCTGACCCTCCTTGTCGCCCGGTATAAGTCCAGCGTATGTGAGGCTGTCGAGTAGGTCTTTGACGCTGGCGTATTTGGCATCAACGTCGAGAAGTTTGCAGCGGCGGAGCGTAAAGCGGACGCGAGGGCATCCTGCGCCCGGTGCTTCTCCTGCATGATCTTCTTCCAGTTTTTCCGGGCGTTGGCATTGTTCGGGGTGCGGTAGTTCACCACCAAGTGAACGCTGGGAACACTTGGCTGAATCCAAGGCAATTTGCTTTCGGATGCGTTCTTGGACATGGGGTGGAAAATCTTCGAGCTTCACTTAAAAATTGGTGTCCACGTTTGCCAAATGCGGCGGGCGATGTTCACGAGTCGCCCCGTGGACAAAATCACAACAAGTCGGCCTGCTTCAATTCACCAACCAGCCGATACTCCCAAGTGCCGGAATCACCACGCCGACGTTTTTCGATGGTGTGTCCGCTCACCCGAGCGTTTCGCAACTGGCTACCGACGCTGCCCTGTGGAGCGCCGGTAGCCTCTGCGATTTCGTATTGCGTGTGCCACCGACCATCCTCCATGCACTCCAACACTCTTTCGTACTGGGTCATCAGGCGTGGACGATCAAGGGTTGCGTCCACTGCCTGATGGTGTTGGTTGCCGAGAATGGCCATAGGTCAAACGTCAATCGTTGGGGCGCTACCGCCACGAACCCCAGCCTTCAGGATCGGCTTGGCCGTGACGCCTTTGACGGTGATGCCCTCGTTTAGCTTCTGCTTGATGGGGGCCATCAAGGGCTCGATCTTAACGCAATCGGGATGGAACTTCGCCAGGTCGTAAGGGTTCACCACCTGAATCTCCCAGTCCTTTTTCATCACCTGCCCTTCAACCCGAGTGGCGGTGATGGGTTTGGACTCGGCGGCGGCTGATTCCGCGGCCCGACGAATGGCTTCATCCTGCGCGATGCGGGCGCGTTCTGCCGCTTCAGCCTCCAGCTTTTGACGCTGGGCGGCATCCGTGGTTTCGCGCGCCTTGCGTTCTGCCTCCGCTTGCTCGGCGGCGATGCGCTTCAACTCCTCCTGCTTCGCGCGCTCGATCTTCTCCAACTCGCGGCGCTGCGCTTCTTCTTCCTCGCGAACACGGCGAGCCTCGGCCAACTGGAATTCAGAGATGAGGTTAGCGATGCGACCCTCCTCCTTTTCCACATCAGCCACAGCCTGAGCCACAGCGCGGTCGAGTTGTCGGCCCGCCTCCAGCAACGGCTCTTTCAGCTTCTTGCGCGCCTTCTCGAAGTCAGAGCTGACGCCCTTGAGAAGTTTCTGCGCGGCCACCGCCAGCTTGTTTTGCTCGGCGTTGGCCACCTTGCCGATCAGTGCGGCCGATGCCAGCGCTTCGTCGCGCTGGGCCAGCGCATCGTTGCCGATACTGAACACCGGCAACTGATGGCTGCTTGCGAGAACGATGTCGCTCACGCGCCACCTCGCACGTTACGGGTTTTGGCCAGACCATCCAACAGGCCAGCCTTGTTTCGCAGGAGTCGGCTCGCCACGTCGCGAGGCACTTCAGAGAAACTCGAAAGCGAACTGGCGCCTTCAACATTCCCTGAAACGTCACCCCACTCTTGGAGCAAGCTGAAGTCGAACCCAGCGCCGAGAACGAATGACTCAAGCTCCTGTTGCGGGGTTGCCGCAGCAATAGACTCTGGCGGGCGGGTGGACCGTCGCACCTTTGGAGCCTCAACTGGCGGCTCTTGTGTCGGTTCAGGCTGTTCATCAGTGGGTGTGTCAGTGATGGGTGTTGCGCTATCACCCTCTGGCAGCGCCGGGAATTCAGGAATTTCCATCTGAGCGCCAACCGCCGGCACTCGGCTGGTTACCTCGATATGGTCGTCGAGATCCTGAGCGTTGCGGAATTCAGCCGAGAGCGGCAGCCACTTCGCGAGCCGACGAAACGCGGTTTTCTTCCACATCTCATGCGGCGCATCCTGCCAAGGAGATTGCTTGGCGTATCCAGCTTTGAACGCGCGCCAGCCCTGGGAGTTGTCGCGGATCTTCTCAATCTCCCATTTCTGCATCACGACGACGAACCGCTCGCCGGTCTTGGTGACTGCCATCGCGTAGGCCGCGTATGGCTCGCCACGGTCACTGCGCCAATCAATGATGTGGTGGAGGATGTCGCCCATGTCATACTCGAACTTGTCCTTGTCGCAAATGACGTCGGCATGGAGCTTGGCGATCATGCCGGAGCGGAGCGCGAGTTCGGCCAGCCCTTTCCAATCAATGATCAGAGTACATTCGACGGTGCCCGTCTTGCGGTTCTCGAATGGAATCAGGTGAGCGCGGCGACCGTCTGGTTCCAAGCCGAACTGCGAGCACTGCATAACGCAGTTCAGCAGCGACATCTGGGTGCATTGCGCGAGTTTGGGCACTCGCATCATGGTGGTGACTACGGTGCGGAGCATCCGGTCGGCGGTGAGATGGCCGGGCAGCGCGAGCGCCACCTGTTTCTTCACCGTCTCGGACTGGAGGAAATCACGAATATCGCGTTGCGCGGATTTCTGCGCGGCAACGGCGCCGGGCGAGCCGGGTCTGGTAGCTGGTAGTTGACTCATAATTCTGGTGTTGGTGGGAAACGGCTGGCGACATTCCGCCGCCAGCCGTGTTTGGTTGGTTACCCGGTCAAGGCTTGCCGAGTAGGGGTGTGATGGAGGTTTTTTCCGCAACGAGCTTCACCACGTCGCGGATGGAATCACGGACGATCTTGTGCATCTGAATCGTCTCGTACCACAGTTGGATTTGGCGACCTTCGACGCGCGTTTTCAGCCGGGCGTCAACCTTGTACGGCTGGCCCCCCTCGAAGATGGACATGCCGACGTTGATAATGGATGGAAGTTCGATGCTGCCCGCCGCACTGGTGCCGCGCACGTCCACGTCGTCAACGTAGGTGAGTTTGCTGGCGCCGTTCTGCAACCGAACCGACGTGTCGAATTTCACATCCCGCTTGCCGTGCAGGGTGGTCACGAGTTCGAGCAACTCCGCCCCCTTCAGGGTGCTGTCCTCTTTCCGCACGGCGTTGAACAGGTGTTGGTTGTCCTCAAGGAACGTCGCGAATTCAACCTGGCCGAACCGCACGGCGTTTTTGCTGCGCCAAGTCTGCCATTCAACGGTCTGGCGAAGCTGCAATGTGCAGGTGTGGACACAGTAACGCGGCACATTTAATCCGATACCAACCTTGTGGTAATCCAGAACCGCCGTGAGCGACGCCGCGGAGGGCGGGTTAGCCACGAGGCCGGTCTGCGATGGCGTCGAAGCATCGTTCACCTCGCAGAAGATCAGCGTGTCGGCGTCCTTGAACCGATTGACGTATTCAATGAACGAGCCAGCATCAATCAGCACAACATTCTGCTCGATGCGGCTCGGCGGAATGAACTCCTTCAACGTCTTGATCTCAAATCCGCTTGGAACAATCACGTAGGGCTCGCCGGCAACATCTGCCTTTGCTGGGTCGCTCATCACAACGCCAAGCTGCAGCAGGCGGTCAATGGCGGCAGGTGAAGCCATAACGTCTTTCAGGTCCTTCATGCGTCCACCTTTTTCAATTCCACTGCGCCGTCATGTTGGCCACCAGAAACCGTCCGCAGTTCAAGCAACTTCTGGTTGGGGTCGTCACGGTGTAAAGCACCGTCGCTGTCGGCATAGAACAAACTGCCGCCCTTCTCTAACTTCGGCGCCTTCACGGTGATGTCGTCGGAGACACTGACTGCGCCCTTGATGTTGGAGGCTGGCTTCACACTGATCTTCAGCGTGATGGTGCCCCCCTTGCCGTTGAGCTGTACGGCTTTGGTTAGCTCACGGAGGCCGACACCGAGTTCGTGCAGGCAATCCCCAGCGCGATGCTTCTGCATCAACTGGAGGAAGGCTGTCTCAATCGGCATCGCTTCCGGGTTGGTTGTTTTTGTGTTCATTGTTTTACTTCCCGGTTTGACCGGAAATTTGGGTGTCGCCGCGCTCGGGCGGCCTGATGCCAGGAATTCCAACCAGCGCGCGCTCGGCGGAAACCATCGCCGCAAAGCAGCAGTCGCCGTAGCTCTGGCCAGTCACCGAATCGGTGAACTTCAGGATCGCTGGCTGCGCGCACAGGGCGCACACGCCGGGACGAAAATCCTTCGGGCTCACCATGAAAATTTGGGCGCGATAGGTCACTTCAGTCTTTTCTGCAAATAGGTGCGCGGATGGATGCGGATGGATTCACGGCTCGAACCCTGCCATCCTTTGTGATCGCCCCTGTAATCGGGTCGTATTCGAAACCAGAAACATCAAATCGACATTCTCGCAATTTTCGGGTCATGCCAACCTCCGGTATTCAGCGTCGCGAGCCGATGGCTTGAGGCGACTCATTGCCATCAAGGCACGCTCAACAATCAGGGTGTAGTCGCGGTTTGCGCGTGTTTTTTCATCCTCAAGAAAATCATCCACTGATTTTGTAAATCGAAAATTTCTAACACCTGCCTTAGTTTTTGGCCTGCCCATCTGTTTTGTCTTTGAAATCGACATCGTGCTTGTATGTAAATACATGCACACACATCAGGCAAGAGATATTTTATACGCGCATACATTTGTCTTTACAAAAGTTGATAAACTGCTAGTAGATTGGATGTATGGGAGAAGTAGAATTAAAGGCTAGAAGCGATCCCTCAATCGAGGCGGAAATCTGCCGCTCCATCCAAGGGCGCGGAAGCGGATACTCAAACGGCTGCGCGCGGCGCTGGGGTGGTCGGTCTGGCCCAAGGACATCACCCGTCACACGGCGGCCAGTTATTGGCTGGCAGCGGAGAGCAGCGCGGCCCAAGTGTCGGAAATGCTCGGGCACTCGGAGCGGACGCTAAAGCGAGACTACAAAGCCATTGTGACCAAGCTGGAGGCGGAAGCCTTCTGGAAAGAGGTGGCATCCGCCCTGAGGTGAATAAAATCCTTGCCTTCCGTGTTACCCTGATATACGGGTTACTTCGTTATGAAAAACCTGTTCCGGCCTATCTTTGTTCTGCTGCTGACTTTGGCGTGTGCGTGCGAGGCCCAGCAGGATTACCGAACCTTCAATGTGGTCGGACTGTCCCTTGGTTACACCAACTTTGGCACGAACATCATCGTCCCCGCGAGCCAGTTGTTGAGCACGAACACAATGGCGCGGTATGTGACCAACAACTCATTTTTGGCCGAAGGCAACACGGTGGACTGCTACGTGAGTCTCCAGTTGCGCGGATCAGGAACGACGGCCATCCCCATCACCCTCCAAAAGAGTTATGACAACCGCGTCTGGTCAACGCTGACGACCTTCACCATTACGCCATCGGGTACCACGCTGGTATCCACCGCCACAAACGGTTTGACGATGAACAACTACGGGTATGTCCGGGCATCGGAGGTGAACAATGTGGGAAATAGTTCGGGCGTTACAAACCTGACCATCAGGTTTTCGTCCAAGGCGAACTGACGATAATGAACGACAACAAGGGAAGCATTGCCGGGACGATTGTAACCACGTTGCTGGCGTGGTTTACCAAGATTGTAGCAAATTTCGAGAGTCACGCGGCGGCGTACGCGGCGCTGGCTACGGTGATTGTAGCGATCTGCACGGTGGCCAACATCTTCTTTGGCCCGTTTTCCAGTAAGCGCAAACCAAACTTGGAGGATGAACCATGAACCAGACGCAAAAAGAGTGGATCAAGATTATCGCCCTCGTCATCGGCTCGGGTAGTGCCGTGACGGTGACCTCAGCCGTCGGCGGGGCGAAGTTGTGGATTGCCATCTTGTGCGGACTGGGCACGGGCATGACCAATCTTTATCACGCCCTGAGCGAAAAGCCGGGGCAAACACCAACCGAACCAAAACAAGACCAAACCCCATGAATAAACTGCTGATCGTTGTCGCATTGGCAGCCTTTACCGGCTGCACCACCCTCAACCCTGACACTGGGAAGAAGGAGTTTGACCCCATTAAAACCGCCAATGTGAAGGCGGTTATCCGGCCTGTGCTATCGGGAGTCACCCGTCGCCTGGTCGAAGGCAGCCCGGAAAGTGCCGCCTATGTCCGCACCATTGGCTCCGTGTTCTGTGAGATGTCCACGACCGGGAAACTTTCGCCACTGGAAGTCGCGACCGCCGTGGACCAGTCCTTGCGCGGCAAGCAGGTTGGCGTTGACCCGCTGATCATTGACGCCAAGAACGCGCTGCTGGCGCTCTACGAGATCAACTACAACGGGCGATTCACCGCCGAGTTGTCGCCAGAAAAGTGGCCCAAGAATGTTGCTGACGTGATATGCGCCTCCACCGACCAAGCACTGAAAGACGCCGGCTTAGCTGGAATCAATTAGCGGCCTCCCTCACCGCGTGCATGGCTGGCGCAGTCCTTTGTGGCTGTGCCAGCTTTTCAACGATTCAGACCGACAAATCCTATCTCGATGAGAACGGCAACGAGGTTCGCGAGATTGTCACGCGCGTCAAGGCGCGCACGTTCTTCGAGAGCAGCTCGCAACTCTCGCAGTTCAAGGCGACGCAGACCGATCGCTCGCAATCCGCGTCGGTTGGATCGCTCAACCAATCAGCCAACGCCACCAACCTGACCCGCATGGTGGAGGTGGGAACGGAGGCAGCCACCAAAGCCATTCTGGAATACTTCATGCCCAAATGATTGACACCAAGGAACTCGACGCGGCGATAGACGTCGCGATGACCGAGTCCGGAGGCGACACGGAGCAAGCCGCCAAGCTGATTGGCATAGAACGCTCCGCGCTGCAAAATCGCCTCAAGGCGTCGCGCATCCTGCGCGAACGGTGGGTGGACAAGCTCACCGAAATGCCCAAGACCTCAGTGGCCATTCACCGGCCACCGCTCGACCCGCCCGCCTCTGAGGAAGAACTAGATGCGGCCATGAGCAAACAGGACGCGCTCGTGAGACGCGGTATCGAACGCATGGGGTTCTCCGGCCCGACGCTCGACCTCGCTATTTCCCTCCAGTCGTTTCAGCGCCGGCATTTCATGTCATCGCTCGACCTGATGGGCGGTGGGTTGGTGAAGCAGTATCTCGACATCATGGTGGAGATTGACCGGCTCAATAAGCTGATCAATCAGGACATTCCAGACATCTCCCCGGATAAAGACCCGTCCGAGCTGGAGGAGGTTCTGAACGGATTGACGGATCTGGAGCGGATTCGCCGCGAGGACCGCAGTCGGCTGCTGGCGATTCAGGTGCAGATGTATGACCGGGTGAACAAGGCCGCGCTCACCCAGGCGCTCATCAAGGCGAAGCAAGGTGCCAAGAACGGCTCAAAACCAAGGGGCTTTCTCGCCATCCAAGCCCAACCGGGAAGTCAGGTGGCGGTTCAGGTGGGTGAAGGTGCTGAGGAATGACGCAACACGAACAGCGCATTGTTCAAGCCAACGCCAACCTGCTGGGTGGGATTGATGATGCAGAGTCAGAGGTGTCAGAGGCTTTTCTTGCTCCGCCCCCCAGCAAGAGTCCGGGCCGGCTGAAATCGTCCGCGTGGCAGCCGAATCTAGGCCCCATCGGAACGCAAGTGCTCCTGAACCGTGAATCCAAGGCGAAATTCCTGTACGGCGAACGTGGCTCACTCAAGACCGGCATCGCCCTGCACGATCTGATTCTCCATTGCTACCAAGACTATGATCCCAAAAAAGTTCCACCGCTGGCGGTCATCTGTTCCATTGTGCGAAGTGCTGCGACGGAAGGTGGTTCGTGGGAAAAGCTATTCAACCTTTATCTCCCAGAGTGGTTCGATGGCATCGGGTTGGAATTCACGGAACCAAAACAGGACGACGCCAAGAACCGGTACGCCTTCATAGGTACCAAGTATGGGCATTGGGCGAGGGTGGTGTTGAAGTCAATTCCGTTTGGCAGCTCGATCCGTGGCCGGCTAAAAGGCACAGAGCCGTCGTACTTCTTTTTCGACGAAATCACCGACACGGACAGTCCTGATTACTTCATGCTTCCCACCCAGCAGTTGCGCCGACCGACTGGCGGGCCGCGGCAATACACCTGCGCTGGCAACCCGCCCGATAGCGGCGAGGAGCATTGGACTTGGAAAACGATGGCGCAACGCATCGGTGAAGATGGCAAGCCAGCCAACCCAACGATTCCGAGCGGCGGCGGCCGGTTGACTGGTACGCCGAAAGACATCGCGGTTTACCACGTTCCGATTGCGGAAAATGTTTACTGGAGCGCATCCGAAAAACGAGAGTATCAGACCACCCTGCTGCACGAAGCGCGGTTTGACCCAACGGCAGAGGATCGGCTGGTGCGCGGCATCTGGACGGCGCGCACCTCTGGCGCTGGCTTGTTCAAGGAGTGGTTTGTCCCGGCGCTGCATATCCGCGGAAAAGCGAAAGAAGGGATTGGCCTCAAACCAACGCCCGGCTTTCCGGTGATCATCGGCTACGACTTGGGGCCAATGTGGCCAAGCATCACGTTCGAGCAACTGATTCCCACCCGCAAACGCCCGGTGTGGGTGGTGTTCGACGAGCTGGACTATCACGGCGTCAAGGTGCTCTACAAGAAGCTCGCGTGGGAAGTCATCGAGAAGATGCGCCACTGGAAGCGGCTGACCGGGTTCGACTTCAAATACATGCACATCACGGACGAGAGCGCGGTGAACCAGTGGCGAGCCGGCGGCGAAGGCAGCTACGACGCCTACGATTTCGAGAAGGAATACAACCGGGTGATGAAGGAGTTCAACGAGCAGGAGATGCGGTTAATCGGCTGTCCCAAGGGCAAGGGCAGCGTGGCCTCGCGTGTGCGGATGTTACAGACCAAGCTGCATCAGGAGGAGCTTTACGTCTCGGCCACCTGCCCCAACACGCGCGAAATGCTGCTGTATCTGGAGGACGACCCGAAAGACCCAGGCACGCCCAAAAGGTCCAAGCACATCCACAAATTCGACTCCCTGACCTACCCCATGCACAAACTGGAAATGAGCGGCGGCACCAATTTCTTCTTGCATACCGCGGACGTAGCGCCAAGGTTAATCCACGTTGGCGTGTAACCCTTAAATTAAGCTGACAATGAACCAGCAAAAAGATGTGATCGTGGTGGATACCGACCCGGAGAAGTGGCCCGGCATCGGTGAACTGTTTTCCCGCAAGTCGCCGGGGGATGAGATCAGCGGGACGTTCAAGGCGACCGTGGCCGAGAACGGTGAAAACCTCGTCGTCCTGAACCTCGATGACATTGAGTTCAAGGTCGGCAAGTCAAACCCCAAGGCGGAAGCCGCCAAGAAATCTCCCGCCGCCAGGATTTTCAAAGGGAAGGTGGAAGCTCCCGATGAGGGCGAACAAGAAACAACGAGTTGAGCGGTGCGGTGCCGCGCAAGCCATTCGCGCACACTACGCCGCCCAAGGATTGAAAGACGGATGGACCAGCGAACGATTTCGACGGTTATGCGCCCTGATGCGAGCCACGTCAGGCGAGGTTGCGGCCCTCTGCAACATTTCCGATTCCGAATTGAACCGCTGGTACAAGAAGGGTTTTTTCCCACCTTACGTCGCTTTGCACTTCGTTTTGCTGGAGCGGTTCTACCTCGAACGAGTCATCCGGCGAGTCCACGAGCCGTTAATGCCGATACACCTCCTCCATCGCCATGATTGACTTCAAAGCCCTCGACAAGTTCGGGACAACGAACAAGCGCATCCGCGAGTTCTTCACCGCGAAAGCGCCCAGCGTTGAGCAGGCGGCCAGAATGACTGAGGAGGAGCGCGCGAAGCTGGATCTGGACATCAAGCAGCGGCAAAAATTTGAGGAGATTCTGGCAGGCTGGCTGAGTGAGGCGGTGGTGTTTTCTCTCCGCGACAGCGCGAAGTATCAGGCGGTGGACATGGCGTGGGATTCCATGCCGATCAACAAGTTCATCATCCCCCTGATGCAGTATGCCCAAGGCCGAATTGACGTGGCCAAGGCGGTTAAAACCCTGCGCGAGCTGCCGGATGGCGCCACCTACGTCAAGAAGGACGACAAGGGCGTTGAAACGATTGACCTGCCGCGCTTCTTCGAGGTCAACATCAACCTCATCCGCTCCGTCATCACCCGCCGGACAGCGGCGCAAGTGGTGAAATACAACCAGCTCTGGCCGTGGTTCAAGTACGAGGCGCGCGACCAGACGCAGCTTGGAAAGCTCCGGGCGGATCTGGTTTCGCAGCGCATGGACATCATGGCCGACGCCTATGATTACCGGCGCTTCCAGACCCAGGTGACGCGCGACATGTTCCTTTACGGACGGTGCGTGGCCTTTCCGCGTTGCTCGTGGGAGTCAGAAAACACGATGGAGATAGGGCCGGACGGCAACCCGAAAACCAAGGTCTATAAAGAGGGAATCTGTTGGGTTAATCCGCATCCAAGCCGGGTGTTCTACGACAACAGCAGCGCCCTGCCATCGCTCAACTCCGACACCGGTTGCGAGTATGTCGGCTTCTGGGATGTGGCGCGGTGGAAAGACGTGGCGGGGAACGCGAAATACTTCAACCGCGATTGCGTCACCTACTCCAGCGACACGGTGGGATGGTTCACCCAGTATTCGAACTATTTCTCGCAGTATTTCATGACGATCAAAGCGCCGGTTTTCAGTGATGCGCCCGCGCTGAACACCGACACGACGATCGCGAATGACCGGAAAAACAACGTGGGGATTTACGCCGCCACCGGCATGAATGACGTCAGCGTGTTCCTGAGCCATTTCTGGGTGAAGGTCAGGCCGCGCGACTGGGGTTGGGGTGATTACCCGTATCCCATCTGGGTGCATCTGAAAGTGGCGGGCGATTGCACGGTGGTTTACGCGGACATCATGCCGTCGAGTCCGGCGGCCGTAGCGAGCTACAACGAACACGATGGCCGGCTCGTGAACATCTCGCTCGCGCACGAGCTGATGCCGTTTCAGGACCAGCTCACCAACCTGTTCAGCCAGTTGTTGGAAACCTGCAAGGCGGATCTGTTCTCGGTTGGGGTGTTGAATCGCGACGCCTTTCCCGACACGGAAGAAGGCAAGAAGGCGTTCCACTCATTCGAAGCAGCGCTGAAGGGGAAGAACTACTACTCCACAATGGTCCTGCTGGAAGCCAGCTTTTCCAAGCTCAAGGATTTGGGAATCAACCTGACGGCGGACAACATTTTCAAGGTGGTTCGCAGCTCGCCAAGCACAGCCATCAACACGCTGCTGGAAAGCATCACGCGCGTCATCGGGATGGCCGACCGGTTGCAGGTGATGTCACCGCACGAGCAGGGCCAGGCGGCCAGCCACGAAATCAGCGCCACCGAATCGAACGCCATCAGCGGCTCGACGGACACGATGTATAACTTCATCTCAGACTCGCTCGATGAGTTCCGGGGCGCGCAGAAGCGCATCTGCTTTGAAAGCGCGATTGCCTGCGGCGAGGATGAGGTTCGCCTGCCAGTCAGCAACCGCTACCCGGACAGCGTTGTCAACCAAGCCGGGTTCAAGACGGTGTTGTCTGATAACAAGGAGCTGGACGGGCCGATTGGGTTCAAGGTGGTGTTTGGTCCCAAGACGGGCCTGAGCCACGACTACATTTTCACCTCGCGCGACGGCGGAAACCGGGCCGCCAACGCGCAGAGCGCGACCGTGCTGGTGCAGCTATTCCAAGCCATCGGCTCGCTGAATCCCAGCGCTCAGAACGCCATCTTCTCCGCGATGGGCAAAGGCAAGCTGTTCGAGGCTTTCAACACCATATTCCGCATGGCCGATGCCGGCGTGGATCTGAAGCTCGACCTGAAACCGGGCGACTCCGACGAACTGTTGTTGGAGGACGAGCAACAGGTCATGCAAGCCATCGAACGACTCAGCCAAGCCGTCGCGAAGAACACGCAGGACATTCAACAAATCACCGGACAGCAACAGCAACTACAACCACAACCACAATAACCCACCCACATGCTATCGAAATACCTGCCGCGCCATTTGCTCAACCAAGCGGGCGCACCCACCACCCCACCAGCCGAACTAAGCGACGAGGAAAAGGCCAAAAAGAAGGCCGAGGAGGAAGCTGCAGCCGCCAAAAAGAAGGCGGACGAAGAAGCCGCTGCCAAGGAGGACGAAAGCGATCCACTGCTCAAAGCCATCATTGGCGACATGCGGAAAGGATTGCCGGCGGTGAAACCCGCGCCGGACGCTGAAGCTGAAGCCGCGGCTGCCGCAAAACTGAAGGCGGACGAGGAAGCGGCGGCCAAGAAGAAAGCCGAAGAAGAAGCGGCGGCGGCGAAAGCCAAGGAGGAGGAGGAGGCCAAGAAGAAGGCTGAGCGCCAGGTCAACAAGGGCGTCATCGAAATTGAAACCGAGATTGTTCCCGGCGAACAGGGCGACCAGCAGCAGCAGCAACAGCCTCAGCAGACGTCGTTGCCCCAACCGACCGAGGATGAGCGTTACATCGCGACACTGAGCGATGACCAGCGGGAGGAGCTGCGGGAGGCGGAAGTCGCCGAGCGGCTGTTTCCAGAGCGATACAAAGGGCGAAAGGCCGCGCTGATTGCGTGGTTCAAGCGGTACGACTCCGAAGTCACGAAGCTGTATGACAAAGACCCGGAACGCACCCTCGACGAGAACGACCAAGAATTTCGCACGTTGGTTCGCAGCAAGCCACAGTTGACTCAAGCCGACAACAAGCGCGTGCTGCGCGAAATCGGGGCGGAAGAAGCGACGGCCAAGGTCAAGAAGGAGATTACCCCCAAGCTGGAGGACATCGAGGTCAACCAGCGAGCCATCGCTGCCGAACCGCGCGCCAAGCAAGCGTCGGCGGACATCCGCAAGGCGGTGTTGCACGTCATCGAGGAGGCTGGCGGCCCGCTCTCAGACGCCATCAAGGACAAGGAAAACCAAGAACTGGCGCTTGAACGGACGGTCATCGAGCAGGAATTGGAACTGACTGACCGGCTCTCCAGTGAATACGTGATGTTTGCCAACCGCGCCCGGCGCTTCGATCCCAAGAACGAGCTGCATGTCCGCCTGTTGCAGTTTGTCGAGGAGCAGGAGCGGATGATGCTCCAAATGAACGATCCCAAGGTGCTGATGCAGGGAAACAAGCGGTTCACTTCTCGAGCACAATTTGCGGAACTGGCCAAAACCGACCAGAAAGCCGCTGAAAAATACTGGACGTTCAACCATCGCGACATCCTCAACATGCTGGCGGCAGAGGCCGAGCAGCGCATCAAAGACCGGGTGAAAGAGGAGCTGGACCGCGCCACCAAGCTGGGTCTGGTGAAAGCTCCGAAGCAAAATTCTCCACCGAAGGAGAAAGAAGCTGAGAAGAAGAAGGAGGAGGAAAAGCCGAAGATCACTCCGAGCCGAACCGCACCCGCGCCTGCAACCACGCCGCAAACTGGCGGTGAGATGCGCGAACTTACATCCACCCTTGGGCTGCGACGGACGTAGCAACTTTCTCCTCTCCCGGAGAAGCGTGGCAACACGATGGCGGCGGCTGGAAAATTTCACCAGCCGTCGCTTTCATTTTACGCCCGCGCAAGTGTCACCATAAATTCATGGCAACGGTAACACCGAAAACACGAACAAAATATGAGTGACACGAATTTAGTGGGCCAGACGAGCAACTGCGCTCCACGTTTCATCAAGGTGGACGACGCCATGTCTTTGACGCGCGCCGACATCACGGGCTGGAACCGGGCGGACATTGATTCCTTGGAATACAAGGAAGTCGGCCTGGACAAGATCATCGCGCAAACGAAGGAAGCGCGCGTCGCGGGCGCGCAACAGCGCTCGCTGACCGACCTCCTGCTTTCGCGGCACGCGCCGCTGAAGAAGGGCGGCGGCGGTCCAAACAACTCGGTTATCCAGCCGTTCCGGTTTGTGCCGCGCCGGGCACGGGTTAATCCCCAGTATTTCCGCATCAGCGCCGGTGCCCAGTCCGACAAGGACACGCACTACAACGCCGATGACGGCAGCAAGCCGGCAGCCAACATTGACGGCCATTGGGCGATCAAGGTGAACAACGGCTCGCTCGACGGCGCCGACAGTTCTCCGTTCGTGAAGAACCCCAACAACGCCCTGAAGGGGATTCACGCCTTCTTCCTGCGCGGCCATTACCTGACGATCGAGTGGAAGGCCGCGGATGGTACCGCCAAGACCGCTGTGGTTCAGGTCGCCTCCGTGAAGGCGATTGACGACGACCAGTGCTGGGTGGTTATCGCGCCGAACAAGACCTACAACGCGGCAAGCGCGGCCAACGTCGCGCTGTATCGCGGTGCGGCACTTTCCGCGAATGGTTGGTGGGAAGCAGCTTCCGCTGGGGAAAAGGCCAACTACCAGCCGACGATCGGCGTGGTGAAGATCCAAGCCAACAGCGTTTCGAACTACGAGAGCTACGGCCATGCCCTCCCCGGCTACAACGACCTGGGGCTCGTGGAATACTGGCAGCAGACGATGCGCTGGGTTCACAAGTATAACGACGCCTACGTCGAGGCGTTGGAAGCCGCGCACACCAGCGATGGTTTCAAGAAGTTCCGCCTACTGCCGCTCGCCAAGTTGCGCGCGATTCAGGAGAAGTTTCAGGAAGACTTCTTCTACGAAACCGCCTTCTACGGCGATGCGATCTCCGAGAAGCAGACCACGACCGACTGGCAGAACTTGCCCAAGGTTTACGACCCGGCATGGGCCGCCAGCGGCGAAACCGGTTCGCTGCACCTCGAATTCAACTCGAACACGCTCGGGGTTCGCACCCAGCTCGCCGCGTGCGGCATGGTGCTCGACAAGCAAGGTGGCGTGCTCGATGTGGACGACATGCTGGAAATGGCTTACTGGGTGCGCCGCGAGCGCCAGGGCGAAGTCTCCAACAATGTCACCGACATTGACATCATGACGGATCTGCGCTGGACGCGCGCCACGCTGCGGACGCTGTTCGCGAAATACTTCAAGGCGAAGTACGCGATTGATAACGTCTCGGCCTTCATGCAGGTCGGCCAGAAGATTCAGGACGCTGGCAACGGTCGCGTGATGTGGGAATACGACAGCTACGAGCTGCCGGATCAGGGCGTGCGCCTGAACGTCATCAGCGACGAGTATTTCGACGACCGCATCTCGCACTTCCAGCCCGACCAAAAGAGCCGTGGCCGCGGCATCTGGATGCTCGACTGGAGCGACATCGCGATCAACGTGATGAAGTCCATGAGCGTGCCGCGCACGAACAATCAGGCGGACGACCTCTACAAGTATGTCATGACGCCGAACGTGCAGCATGTGCTGATGAACTCCAAGACGTTCGAGGTGCAGGTTGGCAACACCAACCGCCACCGCCTGATCGAGAACTTCAGCGATGGCCCGCCCAAGCTGACCGTCCCCGGTGTGGACATCAATCAATAATCAACCGCGCCCGGTTCGCCGGGCGCGCTCTTAAACGACGACAACGACAACGACAAACTGAAAATGAAAAAGCTAATTTTCTCCGCACTGGCACTGGCTGGCTTTGCCCTCACGGTTGCCGCAGCCGATTACCAACTGGAAACCGCTTACGCGAAGATTTCCGGCACGAACAACGTCGTGGCTGGATCGGCAAGCTCCAACCTGGTGTCGCGCCCCATCATGGTGCAAAAGGACGCACCGACACTGGCCGTGCAAGTCTCGGCGGTGGCGGCAGCGGCGAACTCCGGCAACCTGATCTGCACTTGGAAGCAAAGCGTGAACGGCAAGGACTTCGTCTCCTCGCTGACCACGACCAACGCGCTATCCGGCAACACGACCAACAGCACGCTGGCGACGGTGACTTTGACCTCCGGCGTCAGATGGGTGCAGTTGACGTCAGTGACCAACAGCGGCCCGTCGGCAGGATTCGTGACCAACTTGACGGTGACGGCGGGATATTTTCATTAACTTCGTCTCGGGTTTGGTTGGCTCGGGGCGTTCTCGAAGGCGGCGGCTGTGTGGGTGGCCGCCGCCTTTTTCACTTGCTGTGGCAGTCAACCTGAAATAAGGGTAACGCAATGAACAAATTCTATCAGGCTCCGAACGCGCATCAGGCATACAAAACCAAGGCAGGCCGACGCTACAACTTTGCCCAGTACACTTTTTTGGGCGGCACATGGCATGGCGTCATCGTCGCGCGCACCGACGAGGAAAAGGCGGATCTGGCGGAAATTGCCGCGGCCAACAAAGCGGTGAAGGAGATTGACGAAGTCGAGTGGGCTCGCTGCATCAAACTTCGTGCCGGTTACCAGCCGAGCAACAGCCCGTTGGCTGAATCCCGTGGCAAGCCGCAGCCGCAGCAAGTGGAGCCAGAGCCGGTGCCGGTGCCGATCAAAACCATCGCGCCACTGGCGACGGTTGAAGAAGCGCTGGAG